GCAAGTTTTTATACTTGCGTAAGAATTTTCAGAAGACTCGGAGAAAAACAGTTTGCCTTTTGTTACAGTAGAATAATATACATTGTCTTTTGAAGTATTTCTCCAAAAATTAGAAGCAGTCATTAGTAAAGATAATTCTGATACCATTATTTTCATTTGTTTATACCACTATTAATATTTCTTTGTTTGTCAAATCTATTTTAAACTTACCATCAGTACTTTGAAGCTTACCCGCTGTTAAAGTTCCCATGTCTGCAGCTACAGCAGAGAGGTTAGTTACACTGAGTTTATCCGAAGTAATCGTTCCGGCAACCATTAAGTCGCCATCTATAAAGTCAGCTTGAACTACCCAAGCAGAACCGTTATAAATATAGGCTTCAACTGTCCCTGCGGCGTCTTTAATAATAAAACGATCACCATTAACTGCTGAGTAAGTTGTTGCAGCTAGAAAAGAAGCACTAATGTTAACTTGATTGCTAACACCATAATAGGCTGAGATAGTTCTAGCAGCGTTAGTTTCAACAAAACGCCACCAACCTGCTCCTCTAACGCCATCTGCCCCTGCAACCCCTAGTGGGACATAAGTCAATCCACTAACAGGAAGACTTGGTGCGCTAGCTGCTGAGTAAAAGTTTACGTGAGTTTTACCTGAAGAACTAAAAGAAGGATTTGTTCCAGAAGCATCGTCTGCATAAATAGGAAAAATACTATTTCCTGTTGTCCCTGCACTTCCTGTAGCACCATCTGCTCCAACAAATTGAACAAAATCTATACTAGACCTAATTGGTAAAGTTGGCGCGGCCCCTGTGTGGGGATGATAGGCTACAAATTCTTGATTAGAATAAGTATAAGATTGAGTGTTAGTAGCTTCGTTTGCTGTGTCGGCATAAATAATTGCTACTGTGCCGCTAGCCACTAGCTGAAGTGTTCTATTAATTACTACTGCTCTATTTGAAAGTCGATTGCTTATAGAGCGAGATCTTACAGAAAAGTCATAAGTTCCTGCTTTTAAGCCTAAAACATCAAACGTAGTAGTTGAAGTACTTCCTAGCTCTTGATAGGCTGTATCATTTTCAGAAGAGAGCTTAACCTCTATTAAGTATTCGTTAGCAGCAATGTCATCTGCTGCTGTCCAAGTTAACTTGCCCGAAGCTGTACCATATAGTTGGTTATTATCTGGAACAAAGGCTAGTGATGTAGGAGCAGCTATTGAAAAGTCTATATCAGGTAAAATTGTATAAGCAACATCATCTGCTACATTCCAAGATAACATTGTGTGATCAAAGAAATAACACTTTATTTTAACAGAAAAATCTTCTCTAATTTCTGTAGACTCAACTCGAAAAACGTATCCGTTATCAAGGCCCAAGTTGTCAGAAGTTATTTTTATCAAGTCTCCTGGCTCAACTGTCAAAGCTTTCTTAGATAATGTAACATCTAAGGTATAAATTAGCCTTGACTTTCTTACTTGTTGTTCAGCGTAAGCTAGTGCGTGATACTTAGTAGTAATCCCGCTAGGAGATACACTAGTAGTTAAAGGGTTATTGTTATCTTCAGACAAGTAAGTCTGGTAAACAGAGTTAGCTGCAGCTTCAGTTGGAGGCCAAGTTACTGAGTCAGGTTTAAAATTTTCAGCTTCGTTATCAAATTGAACTGTAACTTGAGTGAATCGATCTTGAGCACTAGGCCAGTCAATAGTCGCTGTCTCTCTAATTATATCATCTTCAGTAAAGTAATGGTTACTGTCTATAAGAGTATCGGTTGCAGAAGCACTTGTCGGGTAGTCTAATACTAACTTATATTTACCTGAAGGAGACCAGATAAGGTCTGCAATCCCCATTGTAGAAAGAATTTGTTCTATATTATCTCTTATAGTGTCTTCTGTATTAAGAGTAATATTACATTCATAAAGACGAATAGAGTCTGTACTAGGAGAGTTAATTGAGGTATAGTTTGCAGTATAGTTTGGAGCAGTTCCTGACAAAGACATTGAATAAAGTTGAGCGTTAGCTGTATCAAAATAAAGTTGAGCGGCAAGATGAAAACCGAGATTACTTGTAGGAAAAGCAGCAAATTGATTATAGGAGAAAATAGGTTTTACTCCATTTACACTTCCCCCAATAGTAGCGTTAGTTAATACTATTGTATCACAAACTGAAGCAGCGTTATAAAAAGAAGGCAAGTCTACTTGAGAAGTAGAAAGATTTCTTCCAAATTCAGCGTTTAACAAGTAGTCAAGAAGACAATAAGCAGGGTTATTAGAATACTCGTAGTTACTGTTTAAAGTATAGTTTGTTCCATCATAGGAAATTTTTCTTATTTTTCGGCCTTTTAGTATATACTTAGTAGAAGGGACTCCGTTATATTGAGGGTCTTTTCTGTTAAGTCTATAAAAAGCTGTAGCAAAGGCCGTATTAGTAAAAGTATTAGTTGTAGGGAATCCGTTAGAACTGGCAGCTGCGTCAGCAGTATTTCCATTATTGTGTATATGGAATCGATGAGAAAACTTGGCGCTATTAGCTTTTATTTCTTTTGTAAAACCTCGATAGTCAACATCATCAACAAGAATATGTTGAACACCCTCAATTCCTCCGTGACACAAAGCTGTTTGAACGGCTAAAAATTCTTTTTTAGACCCTGATACAGAATTATTATTAAAATTTGTTGAAAAAGCAGTTGAAAAATTTTCTGAGCCTGAAGTGTAGCTGTCGTTAACTTTTTGTTTAACGTTAATTCCGCCAGTTACTTGCTTACCATAAATCACTGGGAGAGGGGCAGCTTGTCCTGAAACAGTAAACTTTTGCCCTCTTTGTTTATCACGCTCTGCTTCTCTACGAGCTTTTTCTTTATCCATCTGTCTTTTTTGATGGTAAGCTGAGCCAATAGAAAGAGCAAAGCCAATCCAAGATAAAACGCCCATTTAAATCTTCCCCCATGAAATATGAGTTTCACTATCTTCGTATATACTATCAAAAGAAGTATCTGTAGAGTTTTTTTGATCCATACCGTCTTTAGAAACCATAGTTAAGTTGACTTGATCAAGATCTGCCATTGGGGAAGTTCCTTCTATCTTAGCTGTTTTTTCGTCCCAGCTAATGTTTACACTTGGAGAATCTATAAATCCTGAGTAAGTAGGACTAACATCTCCTGCCCCCAATAGTGGATCTCCGTTAGAATCTAGTAAACCTAAAGATACTTTAATAGTATTACCAATAACCCCAAGTTTAAAAGAGTCTGAAACTGAATCTGCAATATCAGTTAAAACTATTGTGTAAGCTTCCCTGTCAAGAATTGAAGAAAAATTAGGAGGCTCAATAGAAAAAACACCCCCATCACCTAACCAAGTATGTCCATCATAAACAATATTTCTATGAAAACTTGTATAATAAGCTGTACTATTTAACTCTAGCTCTATTAAAAAAAAGTAATTTAAACTATTGCTGTTAAGCGCAGCTGTAAAAGAATTTGAAAAGGATCTCGCCATTACATTACCTCAATTAGTTTTACATTACCAATATTAGAGATAACCCCGTCAGTAAAAGTAATTCCAGTTTGGTTATCTATGTTTCTGTAATAAGAAAAAGTTACAAGGTCTCTCATTTTCATAGTATGCCCTTGACTGTTATTTACTGCTGCCTTTAACTTAGGATAAATATAGATTGTTTTGTTATCAATATCATTAAAAGTAACATCAGCTGTAGTTATATAAACTTTATCATGACTACTAAATTTTATAAACGTGCCTTTAGGCATTAGCCCTGTTATTTGAGAAGTCCCTTTTTGAACTGTAACAGAGCTAGCTCCTGCCGCTGCGTTTCCTGGCCCTGCAGGTAAAGTTAAAACGTTTTGATTTACACCAACAATACTAGAAGAAAAGAGGGGAGTAGTAGTAGTTTGAGTTGTTGCTGAAGTTAATTGAGGCATAATCATGCTATTGCTAGTTTCTACGTCTTTAAAAGAGCTAATAAAAAGGTCTGCTTGATTACTATTTTCAGCAAGAACGTCAAAAGATAGTTCC